TATTGTTACTTAAATAAGAAACAAAACCTTGTTCTTTACCTAAAGTTCCTGGTGCAAATGTGTATTCATGTAGGTTATTTCTTGATTGTGAATATAATCCATCACTACTGTTTGTTTTTGTCATTAACTGCCAATAACCATCATCAAAACCTTGTGTATCATTTCTACTCAAGACTTTATAATACACGTTAACATCTGTTCCCAAAGGACGATATGCAGACAAATAAACATTTAGGTCACCTGAATCAAATCCACCTTCCAATACAACCTTCTTAGTGATGTATCTTGTTGCGGCTGGACCACCTCTAACAGAAGTTTCACCGGCAACAACAGCTGTTGCGCCAGTTCCTGGTGTGTTATTTGCATCAACGATTGTAATGGTTGGTGTTTCGATGTAACCTGCACCTGGTGTGGTAATATAAATTGCATCAATAACACCACCAACCACATTAGCTGATGCGTAAGCTTGTTCGCCATTTTTACCAGTTGGTGGTGAAATTGTAACTGTTGTGTTTTGAACATTGTAACCACTACCACCACTAGTGATAGAAATTAAACCATTTGACAATTCACAGTTGTTGATATCATATTCGATTGTGAATACTGAAGTGCCTGCATCAGAAATAATTGGTGATACCGCATCGTCAATTGAAATCAAGTATGCATACATCGAGAAAGATGTTGTTGAATTGGCCTTGATAATTCTTTGACCTTTATTGTCATTCAAATAAATGTGTTCGTGCATTGTTGTACCATATTTACCTGGATTAATATTTACCTCTGAGGTATCGGTGCCATTTTGAAGCGTTGCGGAATATGTGTAATTAATACCTGTTGATGAAGGAACAAAATCTGTGGTTGTCAAGTTGAAAGCATCAACTAATAAGTCAACATCAGAAGTTGTACCAACATTGTTGACTATGGTATTAGCATTTGTGAAATAATCAATTTGATTTTCCACTAATGTTCTTTGTGGCATTTTTTTAGGAACAATCATTCTAATTGAAGGTGTTTTTGTTATGTCAAATTTTGCACGTTCAATAGTAAACATCAAACTTTGGTTTTGATCCGCTGTCCATGTTTGGGAATTTTGTGACAAGAATAATGATCCAACATAAGGTGCTGCACCAATTTTTGTAATTGAACTTGGATATGGATCAGTTGCAAGATTCTTAACTGAAGAAGGTAATGCTATGTCTCCATTGGAGGCTGTGTATAATAAGTATTCGTTTGAGGATGATTTCAAAACAATTGAATACATCACTTCGGATTGGATGTACACAGGTGATTTGAAAGTAAATTCTGTGTATGTAGTTTCATCCAAATATTGTGGAGATTCAGAGGTTTTAATTTTGTATGCTGGTAGAATAACAATCGAATTGTCTAATGTTGATCCATTTGGATAACCATTGAGTGTTCCAACAATTGATAATGTTACCGGCGCAGCATCACTGGCTGGTTTTTGTTTAAAGAATACTCTAACAGAGGTAATAAATGCACCATTTGAAAAATTGTCTTTATCTATGATGAAAGTCTGTGCTACTGGATCTCTTGGCTCAGGTGGGATAAATGTAAATGAAGATGTGGTGGTTACATCAACAGTTGTTTTGTAAGTTATTACATCTCTTTTTTTACTTTGTGTGAATGTGTCTTTTGCTCCGGAAGGTGATGCGCCGAAATCTATATTTTGTGCATTTGTTTGTAAACCGGAAGCATAGAATGTACCTTCTGCATATGTCGTTATAGTAGATTCGTTTCCATTGAAACGATTGTCCATACGGAACACTCTAGTGCCTGTGTGGAAAGTATTTGCAGGTATTGTAAATATACCAAAAAAACTACCTTCTTCATTGGTTACGAATGTTCCTATTGAGTATAGGTCATTAACGGCACAAGATATTGGTGTTGCCAATGTAATCACTTTAGATGTTCCGTTATAACCGGTGATTACTGCTGATTGTCCTTGGCCAGTACCACTATTGATATATAAAGTTTGGCCAACATAGTCTGTGTTTGTTGAAGATGCAAGTGTTGATAATGTTAACTGTGTTGTGCTACCAAAAGCCCTAATCAGACCACCATTATGTTTCTGACTACTGAAAGTACCTTGTGATGTGCTGGCTTGATAAACACCTTCAGCATTAAATGTGGAATTTACTAAAGCATTTCCGTTATGGTATGTTGTAGTTTTACCGTCACCCGCAACATACAATCTCATACTATTTGAGTTTGGATAATCATATACACCAATAACAATACCTGTTGGTACAAAAGTGCCAGCTGAGTAGTAACCAACAATATCATTTGGTTCGAATGTGCCAACAACATTGGTCAATTCAATTTCATTTGTTTTCTTGATGTATTTGTCTGTACTGATTGTATCAAAGAAACTATAAACCTTTGTCTTGTATAACATCCCCTCAGCACTGATAGTAATTTCTTGCGGTCTTATCCACGGTAGAATACTAATGTCATTAATGTAACCATTATTCAATGAATAAGTATTGTCTAGTTTACTATATGCACCAAGTATATCTGTACCACTTTGATTTGTTACAGTTTTATATGTTGATGATGTAGTTGTTTGCTTAACATTTTCTGTTGTTATACCTGTAAATCGGCCACCAGTTACGTTAGACCAAGTTGTTTCTGAAGAATTTTGTTTATCTAATGTGGTTGTACCACCAACTGTTTGCCAATCACCTGACACTAATGTATTAACTGTGTCTGAACTTTGCCAAATGTGTAGATTCGGATCAACAATTAATAGTGAAGGAGAATAAGTTGTATCAACCCAATTGTCAACGTTAGGTGACAATGCAACCAATCCTTTTGATTCTGTGACAGAGAAAGGATTAATATTGACTGTTCTACTTGCCAATCTTTGTGCAATAATATTTGTTGATGTGTATGGTAAAGAGAAGTAGTTGTTATAACCGGATGATGTTCGTGCAAAATTCAATAAAGAAATTGCACTACTTGTTGCTTTTTCCATGTTATAAGCTAACGCCAAACTCTTTAACGGGAAGTTTTTGACAGTTTGTTTTGCTGTCATACGCTTTGTTCTACGATTGATAGATGCATTAAAGTCTGCAACTCCAGAATCAGCTGCTGAGTAACCAGAAAAATCATCAACCATGATACCGTTTTTGAATCTGTTTAGTCCATATGCATCAGAAATCTGCAATGAATTTGCATTTTGTTCCAATGCATTTAACGCTGTATAGTATTCAATTCTATTAATTCTTGTATCCAATCCAGCAATATCTGACATGGTATAACGGCGATTTTGTACCGATTCTATAGACAAATCGGATAGTCCAGTTGAGATTTCTGTTGGAACATATCCTGTGTATGGTCTATGTGTAATGTTGGCCAAAACTAGTGATCCATCTGGTGCATTAGGCAACAATGGATTAATAGAAGGTGAACCTTCAATGATTTGAATTGATTTATCTTTTGATATAATTAGTTTGTCTTTACGTCCAAGATAATAAGAATAGTCACAAATAAAGGTCGACAAATCAGCAGGTTGTAATGTACCTAATCTAGTTGAAGAAGGATTAGAATAACGGAAAACAAATTGTGTTTGTGCATTGAGTATTGAGGGTCTAAAGTCTATACAATCTCTCAATGAATACACGGCACCATGTTTACTGGTGTATGATGGAATCTCATTGTAGTTTTCTGGTGAACTTGAGTTATCAATGTATGACATTTTACTAAAGTAACCATCACCACCACTGTGTTTATAATAGTCTAGAATAATAAGAAGGTTGCCTGTAGGTTTAACAGCACCTGGTCTTAATGTTAATGATGCATGGTCATAATAACTATCTTTTTGGCCGTTATCAAATATGTATCTGTTTGTAACATCATAAGAACTGTTTGTTAACATATTCAGAGTTGGATACACATTGGTTTTTGTGTCAATAATTTTTATAATTTCTTTAACATCAGACAAATATAATGATTGTTTTAAACCATTAGTCAAAACACCAGCTGCCTTAATATAAACGTGGCCTGTTGAACTTGCTGAGTCATCAACAAATGTATTTGTGGCCACAGTAGTCATATAACCAGAAGCATTACTTGATACTGCTGTTGTATTTCCTGTGACTAGATTTTTAATTCTTAGTATGTGACTAGTGTTAGTGCCATCAACAACAAACACCTTTGCAATAATTGTTGCAGTAAATGCGGTCAAATCTGATGTTGGTGTTGTGAATGTTGCAACCGAACCATCATTATTTAAGGTAACACTTCTACCATTCAATGTCCAAGGAACAACTTGTCCATTAGTCAGTGTACTATTTGATTGTCTGTCTGTAACAATAATTGTATAACATTGTTCAACAACATCACCCGATAATGTTGTGCCTTCATTACCCAAATGTTTAATAACGTTGGCGTAACTACTTGTGTAAGACAATTCAGCTGACAGAGTTGAACCAGAAACGTTAAAATTTATACCTTTAATTTCTTGATATGTTGTATAAGATGGTGATGAAATTTCAGAAACAAATGGATTACCAATTGGGTAAATCATTTCTGGTATATTTGGATTTTCAAAAATGGCATCACCTGATGGTATGTTACCAACTTTTCCTTGATTGTCAATCCTTGCACTGGCATATCTTACTTTTGGATATGTGTTATCACTGTTTGTAAACACCATAGATTCAATATCTGGTGTATCAAAGTTTAAAACATATACTGATGAACTATCTGGTGTAACACTCCATGATTGACTTACTGTTGCAACTCTTGTAGTGCCATTGTAATTTGAAATAGTTCTGGTCTCACCTGCATTGGTTCCTCTGGTGATAGTAACATCAACGCCTTCATACGCACCATCTACCGATGATGTTATACCATTAATGCTAGCCAATACTATTGATGTTGCATTTGCTGAAATGACATTTGCTGAAATAGATTTGTTTTCAATGTCATAAATGTGTGCTTTGAAAACATAAGTTGATGCATCACCATTTGATGGACTGCTATCAAATTGTAGTCCACGAATATATGCTGTTGCAACTAATGTGGAATTATAAGTTGATGTGTTTGCGGTATTGATATTTGTATTCGAAACACAATGAAAATCTACTGTGTTGGCTGTTGTTACGGGAAATGTGGATGTACCTATGCCACTAACATTACTAACCAAAAAATAACTACCATAATCTATAAAAGATGGTTCGTTATTTTGAGATGCTGTTGTTCTAGCACGATTAGAAATGATATTGATTGGTGATGGATTTTCCACACGATATCCGTGTACATAAGCCAGACCTTTACCAATGTTCATGGTATATTTGTCTTCATCATCTGCATAACTTTTTGGCGTTAACTTGAAATCTTGTATGATGTAGTCACCGTTGGTTTCATAATCACGTTTGGCAAAGTAATCATCAATGGTTGCATAGACTGAACCATCAACCATTCTGTATACACTACCATCCTCAATTCTCACCAATTCAATAAACAAAGAATCGTCACCAAAAAATAACGGTCTTGATGATATCTGTAAACTGATTACATAACGGTCTGCACCTGGTGCTTGATAGTTGGATGCACCAACTGCTGGATCCAACAATGAATTATCGTTTGCGTAATCGAATATTGTTTCGGTTATTTCCAAACCAACCCGTCTTGATGGTGTATTACCATACTTGTCCAAGATAACTGTTTGTGGAGTTACTTGAACAAAGTTACCTAGTACATAGAAAACGCCTTGTGAAATGGATGCAATTGATGATGGACCTACTGATTCACTTGGCATAGCCTGACAGGCTAGATTTGAATCTGAATCATAAATGATATCGTTGTCGGTAAATTGTGTTCCGGTTTTGTATGAAACAATCAACGTTGCCGCATCACCTTCACCTGCTGTGCCTGTTGCTACCGCAGTTGTTATAACTCTAGCAACAACAGTTCCATCAGCATTTCTAATTAATTTATTCTCAAATTGTTCGATATCAATATTGATACCTTCAAATGAATCTTGAATCTTAATATACTTTACATCAAAATTGGTCGTAACCTGTCCACCTGTAACGGGAGAATTTTGTTTGAAAATGTTGTCCGCAAAACTGGTGATTTGATTTTGTAATATAGTTTGCGCTTGTGTTAATTCTCTTGCTTGTACAGCAACACCAGGTTTAAACAATATACGATGGAAGTTTTTTGTTCCATCGAAATCGTCATAGTATGGATCAACGTTAAAATTTAAAGCCATTTTTTTCCCTTAGAAACCTAATACGAATCTGAATTGTTCTATGCCATCAGTACTTCTTTGAACACCGGATCTATTCTGTACATAAATCATATAACCAGAATGAACTGCAAAATTTGGAGTACTATATGACAATAGTGTTCTTGTTGTCTTTGAATCTTGGCCAAATATTGGACTGTTATTTGCTGGAGTTCCTGTAGTATTTATCAGCTTAATTAGATTGGAACCACCATCAAAACTCAAAACGTTTGCATAAAATGTTGGATTGGCCAACGTACCTTGATATACGAATTCATCTGGTGTATAACCTGCATCTGAACCTGGAGCCACAACAATATTTGTTGTTGTGCTATAGATAATACCATTAGCTGGGTTTGGATTGAATTGTTTTGTGGTTGGATTTACTATGATGCCTACTTGGTGATAGTCAATATCTGTTGGCACGAAACCATTTTCATCACCATCAAACTCAGCGGTCAACATAACATGTTCGCAACCTAATTCGGAAATAGGATCAAAACCGTGGCCACCAATTGGTGATGTTGCCCATGTAACGTTGGCGTTACTACCTATTGTGGAAGTCACCGCAATATTGGCATAGGTGTAGTTGCTACCTGGATTTACCACAATAATATCTCTAACTGAACCACCATCCACTAATGATTCCACGTTTGCTGATGCGCTCGCACCTGTGCCGTCACCTGTGATAGTAACATACACAACTGCATTGGCCGTGTCGTATCCTGACCCACCATTTATGACGTTGATAACATCTATACTGCCCGCACCTGCACTGGTAACTAATGGATTAGGAGTGTTTGAACCCACCTGCACAGGCATCCATTCTTTGTCCATGAATTTTAGTTTTAGACCAGTGTCGATGGTGTACATAAATTTCCATTTGTAACCATCGTCACCTTGGAAGATTCTGTTAGCTGAGTATGTACCAGGTTCAAAGTATGGTTCTCTTGTTGATGCACCAGCGTTGTTGTTCCACAAACACTTGAAGACCTGGTCGTATTTGTTTTTGACGTAGAATGTTTTAGTTATAAAACCGTTTGCATCTTTAACCAACATATCAACATCGTCACGGAAATAATCATACACTGTGCCTGTAGTCCAGTTCACTCGCTGAATGACTGGTGAAATATCACTTGTCTTAATTTGTTTTGCAACAAAGATATTCTTTTGAATTTGTTTCATTGACTTCAAGTCACCTGTTGGTGTAACAGGATTATTATTGTCTGCCCATGGAGTTGGCTTGGCCAAGAAACAATAGTAAGAATGTATTGGTATTGTAATTGCAGGTGGTACTACTGCAACTGGTGCATAATACAAAAGGTCTATTTGAGAAACTTTTGATGCGCTTGTGAGTATGTTTTTATTTGCCATGATTTATTTATTATGCCTTTGTAATAGCTACAAAAGTATTTTGTGTCGTTCCGTCAATACTCATGTATCTTGCCAAAATGGTTGTTGTTGCCGGTATTGTATATGTTGTTGCATTAATTGTTGAATTTAATGCAGAAACTCCGTGTGTAAACACTTGACTTGTTGCAGCAGTATTTGTAATCCATGCAACAACTTCTTTACCTGTTAATAAATTGGATAGTGTAACTACCAATCCAGCAGCAGTCTGAGCACGAACCAATGATTGTGTTGTCATATCAATTGTGATTGCAGTCTGAACACCAGCTGAAACTGTCGGTGTATAAACGAAACCATTTTTTGGTTCAATTGATCCGGTGGTAATCAGGCTACCAGCAAGTGTGCCAGTTGCATTTGCTAATGCGTTGTTTGCTTTGGTGAAGGCACCATTAGCGAATGATGCACCAGAATTGGCTGTTATGAAAGCACCATTAGCAAATGATGCAGTTGTATTTTGTGATTCGTAAGATGCATTGGCTGTTACAAAAGAACCATTAGCAAAACTAGCAGCTGCATTGGCTGTTACAAATGCACCGTTAGCGAATGATGCAGTTGTATTTTGTGATTCGTAAGATGCATTGGCTGTTACAAATGCTGCATTGGCAAATGATGCAGTTGTATTTTGTGCAGTATAGGATGAGTTGGCTGTAACAAATGCTGCATTTGCGAATGATGCACCACTATTAGCAGTTACAAAAGCACCATTAGCAAATGATGCAGTTGTATTTTGTGCTGTATAAGATGAGTTAGCTCTAACAAAAGAACCATTAGCAAATGATGCAGTTGTATTCTGTGATTCGTAAGATGCATTGGCTGTTATGAAGGCACCGTTAGCAAAACTAGCAACTGCATTGGCTGTTATGAAGGCACCGTTAGCAAATGATGCTGTAGTATTTTGTGAATCATACGATGCATTAGCCGATACAAATGCCGCATTGGCAAATGTTGCACCAGAATTAGCCGATACAAATGCACCATTAGCGAATGATGCTGCCGAATTGGCTGTTATAAAAGCCGCATTAGCAAATAATGAATTTGAGTTTGCCTTATCATAAGAAGCATTTGATGTAACAAAAGCCCCGTTTGCAAACGATGCAGCACTATTAGCCTGTGCATAACCAGAGTTGGCTCTTGTGAAGGCCGCATTTGCAAAGGTTGCTGTGGTATTTTGAGATGTATAAGAGGCATTAGCAGTTACAAAGGCACCGTTAGCGAACGATGCGGTAGTATTCTGTGCAACATAAGAAGCATTGGCTGTAATGAATGATGCATTGGCAAATAATGCACCAGAATTGGCTGCAAGAAATGCACCGTTGGCAAAATTGCCAGCAGAATTAGCAACGCTTGATGGTGTATTTGCCTGTAAGAAAGCCGCCTGTGTTGATGCATCAGACAATTGAGAAATTTGTTCTAATGTATATGAATTGGTGCTGTCTGCTTCCAAGTTCACACCAACAAAAATTGTATTGGCTTTGTTGGTTGTTATACTACCCTGTGTTAATTGCGAAATTTTTACTGTTGACATTGTTTACCCCAATAGGATTGTTTTTCCATCTTCTGTTATTAATGTATCACCATCTTCTGTGGCGAGTTCTGGTATATATGGTACTCCAGCTGAACCGTATAATTCAATTTGACTTGATGATATAGTACTGTTTGCAATGAAGGTTCTTTTCACAGCCATATAAGAATTTGTTGTTGAGGTTAAATTAGTTGACAAATATATTTTTTTGTTTATATAATCAACTGTATTAACTATCTTACTTGAATTATTATCAACAAGAACAACGTCACCACGATAAACAATATCTCTTATTGGATACACTGGATCACTATAGTTTCCATTGTTCATCAAATCATATAGACCTGTTAGAGATGTAATATTTAGTACGTTTGAACCAGAGTTACCTGTTACCAAGGCAACGTTTGCATAGGTCAACCAAACATTACTTGCAAGTGTAACTGTGCTTGTTGCATTGCTAACCGAAACAATTTCTGAATATACATTTGGTCCATTTTTGGTCTCAATAAGAATGTGTGTATTTGGAGTAAATATTTGTTCTAAGTTTGCACCATTTGTTTGATTGATTTTAATTATGTTGTTACTTTTATTGGTAAAATCTGTTACAATTGTTACCACATTTTCCACATTCATATCAATATAATAAGACCATGGTTTACCCAAATACATTGCTTCAAAAACATGTGAATTTATATTGTTATTTGATTTTAAACCATATCGACCTAATACATTTGTTCCAACTGGATGCAATAAACCTAAAAGAACTTCTCTGTATTTTGAAATCTCTTTGTCAACTGTAATCAAATAGGTAAAGTTATTGTACCTATCATCTTGCATAATGTCGAATGAACTTGGTTGTCCTTGTGAGGTCAAATACTGACCATCACCAATGACCAAGCCATTCAAGAATGTTGCGTTTGCTTTTGCGGAACCATCACCATATGAAATATAACCTTGTTTGTTATAGTTTCTGGTGTATACAGTACTTTGACCTAATGAATCAAAATATGTATAAGTTTTTGTAAATTGCGGAAACGCCGAGTTGGCCATTCTCAAGTTGATGTTTCTATCTTCACCTAATATCTTCAATGTTAAATTTGGATTTGGATTTGCATTGTAGTTAAACACTTGTAGATTGTACAGTGACAATTGTGTGTTTGCATCTGGAGCCAATAATGATACTGAATTAACTCTGGCGGTATATGTTGATAGGTTGATTGTCGGACCTTGATAGATGACCTCACCTTTACGTGGTAGATTTTCAATCGCAACGTTTGACACAACAATATCTTGTATCTTTAATGAGACACCTGGTTGTGATGAGTAATCTTCGCCATAATTTTGTATGCCAATTGTAGTAATTGAACCAACACGGTCAACAACTAATGAGAAGTCAGCACCAGTACCTAGTATTCCAGGTACTGTTATGATTGCACCAGATGCTTTTGCGTTTGCTGATTGAACACTGACTGAAGGTAAAAATTCATTTTTATAACCATTTCCACCTAATGGATAAAGTGGAAATGGATCGGCTGGATTATAAAAATAGGATATTCCTGTTATGGTACCGTTTGCACCAACGCTGGTGACATTTGCATATGCACCTTGGCCAGAACCTCCGGTGAAAACTATTCTGTCGTTTGCTTGATACCAACCTCCACCACTAATGATTTGAATTGGTGCAAGTATACCAAGTGGTGCAATATCAGAACGTTTGGCTGAGTAAACATCAAACTCATCTTCTGTGGGTACTGTAGAAGTGACCTCGATGGTTGGTATAGATGCAATACCACCACCACCATTGTCAACAATCATACTAAAAATTGAACTTGTTTCTAGTGTACTGAAAGATAATGCATTAATTAATTTGGTATTTGCATTTGCACTGGCCATATTTGCAAAAAAGAAATTACTGTTACCTATTACAACATCATCTTTGTAACCAATAACATCAGTTGTAATGTAACTAACATTTGCTCTTGCATTACCAGGTGCTGATGCTGTTGTTATAACTGCACCACTGGCCAAAACATTAGATGATTGAACTGTTGCGGTAAGACTAACAACAGCCTGTGCATTTACAGAAGGTACATATCTAATGCCTGTAATCGAACCTGTTCCACTAACACTAGTAACGTAAGCAAAGGCCGCATTAGCATAATTCACTCTATCATTTATTCTATAACCTGAACCGCCATTAACAATCGTGTAAGATGGTGGTAAGAAATTAGACAAAGCATATACGTTTGCTTTGGCACCTCCGCCACCAACCACTGTAACAACGGTGTTTGGTTTTAAAGTGTAACCGAAACCACCATTGACAACATTAATACGTTGTAGAGAACCTCTTGTTGTTTCTGAAACAATGGCCGATGCACCAACACCAGTGGTGTCATCATCCATACCATCATATACAACAACAGGATCACCTGGTTGGTATAAAGAACCACGTTTGACAGAGTTTATTTTAATTTGACTAATTTGACCTACAATTTTTGCTGTAAGTATTTGACCGTTAAACAACACATCTTGGTTGTTCGAGTCAACTATCTTAACAAATTCTCCAGATTCAAACAGTCTTTGAATATCTGAAATAAAGATTTCTGTTTTTTCTCCAACTAATACCGCTGCTTCAATCGTGGCAATAGACTTTGATTCTAAACCAAACACTCTCAGATTTTTGGTGTTTAGAAAATTACGATTACTTGATGCAAGTTTTAAACTCTTTGAAACATACCATGTACCAGCAGAGGCCTTAAACACCGCTTCTTTTGTATTAAAAACTTCAAAGTCTGAGTTGAAAAGTATACGAAAAAGGAATTCGTATGATGCTGGTGTACCTTTTGTTTGGTATAATTGTCTTGCAACTTTAACTGCTTCTTCTTTACTTAACAGAGTATCTTTTGGAAAGAATGGTAAAAAATCATTAGTAAAGTAATCTAAAAATTCTTCTGTTGTGGTATCAATATCTTTGTATGATAACAGATTCTTGGTACGTTCGGTAACTTTACCCGTTTCTTCCATCCATTCATAGTATGCCTTAATAAACGTGTGAAAGTTTATATACTGGTCATTGTCACGAATGTGCTCAGGTAATTGGTCCTTGACCAATAAAGAGGTTAGTTGGCCGTTTTCTATCATGTTGTTTTAGCTGTTACATTGACAATGATTGATTGTGGATCAAATTCATCCACTGTAATGATTCTGTTGTAAGAAGATGATATAATAGTTGATGTAGGTGTTGTAGTCAATGTTAGTTGACCTAATTCATTGTCAACTGTAATAGGCGAAAACGCATTTAATGTAACGATACCATTATTGTAATCTACTGTACCAATATTACCATTGAAGACTGTTTTCACATTAAATGTATCATTAAAATAAGTTCTTAATGTGCCATATTTACCTTCAAGCATAACTGTTGCTGCACCAAGTGTACCTGTTGTATCATTGGCTGCATTTGTTATTGTCAATATTGCTGATGTATATCCTGTGCCTTTTGTTAAGACATTAATTCTTTTAATAACACCATTCACCACTACTGCTTCTGCTGTTGCACCGGAACCATCACCTAATATAGTAATCTT